AGGAAAGTTTTACCGGACACCAATAACTCATTTTTTTCTGTATCAAAACTAATTATTCTACCATCATCCATTACATAAATACCCACAACTTTTGTAGTACCTTTAACTATTCCATAATAAGCAGTACTATTAGCTTTACCTTCTTTTGGAAGAGTTATACCATACTCTCTATATTTAATAATACTATCATTACTAATATAAGGATTAGCTTTTACTTTCTTAGCTAATTCATTACTTTTCTGGAGTATCAAAGTATCATAGTATCTAATGGAATCTATTGCACAATAATCTCTTTGTACTATTGTATCTACAATCTCTATATTATTTTCTTTAGCATAAGTTTCTAATGGATTATTAGACTTATTGCAGCTTACTAATGTTATCAATGTAATTAAAATAAATAATGTCTTTTTCATAATGTGTATTTTTTAGCGTATTGTTTAGGTAATAAATAAGTTTCTTTATCTATATCTCCAGTTTTATAAACCGTACTATTAGGTAATGATTTATTTTCCAGTACTACTACTTTATCTGCTATCATTTTCTTAATATCTCTATAGCTAAATAGATACATAGTATCACCAAAGAAATAAACCATCCAGCAATTATTAGTAGTTCCATTATTCTATAGTATATCCATATAATCTAATTTCTATTTCTCCATTATATAAGTATCATAACTTTCATATCTAGGATTTCTATTCTTAATCTCTACTCCTACTACTTTACTTTTATATGTAAAGAAACAATCTATCCTATCATAATCTCCTTTAGTAAACTATATATCAGTAACTCCTTTATTAAATAAGAACTACTATAATTTCTATCTACCTATAAGTTCACTTTTCTAATATCCGTTCATAATGATTAATTTTTAAAGGTTAATTTTTCTCTTAATATATAATATCCTCTGTATGTTGTACCATTTATCTTTTTAGCTCCATCTTTTACCTCAAACCACTGTTTAATATCAGAAGCCTTAGCTGTTTTATCTATTCCTAGCTTTCTGTAAGCATTATTTATAATAGTTACTAACTTATCATTCTTTATAAACTCATTATAAGTAATACTATCCTTTATTATCTTAGTAATCTTTGTAGCATTATTTAGTCTGCTATTTTTACTTAGTAATAATTCTCTAACTCCTTTCTTTGTATATCTAACCGATTTAATTTCCTCTGGAGTTAATTTATAAATGGCATCTCTAATTAGTTCCTCTTTACAAAGTCTTTCTAACTCAAATATATTACCATCTTTTTTAGCTTCTAAAGCCTTTAAATAGTTATCTTTAAATGTTAGTTTCTTTGAAGCCTTAATAACATTATCAAAATTAGCCATTTCCTTATTATATTCAGCATCAGTAGTTAAAGCTCCAGTACTTTCATAAGCCTTCTTAACTGATAAACCACTTTTATATATTACTTGATTTACCATATAGTTATAAAGTTCCAGTTTAGGTAATGTATCATAAAACACAAACTTACCATTTTTAGTAGATATGTATTTGTTATTAATACTCTTTATTAACATCTTTCTTTGTTTCTCATCATCTACAGAATTAAAGAGCTTAACAATAGCATTAGCAGCATTTAAATTATCCTCTACAGCTTGTTTCATATCATTATAAGTAACATCTAAATTTAAGTCCTTATAAGTGTTATTAAAGATATGGATTATAAGCTTTCTAAATGGATTATTAGCCGTTCTAATTCTACCAGCTATTTGTGGTATATCAGTATCTATACTAGCTTGTGTATGAGTATTAGAAGCTGTAGAAACAACAAAGCATAAAGCAGTATCAGATTCATAATCTACACCTTCAAAAGATTTACAAGTTAGGAAAGTAAACTTTTTATTTGGACAGTTACTATTTTCTATCTGGAATCTACCTAATTTCTTTTGATTAGTGTCTGTATTTGCACATATAATTCTAACATCCTCTGGCTGTAAATCAGTATATTCTATTAATTTTAGTATATCATTAACACTATTAATAAAGAAGAAAGCTTCATAACTCTTTACTCCATTAACGGAAATATAACCATCAGTTTTATAAGCCTTAATAATATTAGCAGCTCTTACATAAGGTTTATTTGTATATTCCAGCTTTACCTTTAATGTATCTATATCATTCCAAACAGCTTCTATTTCCTCTAAATCCTTTAAAGCATTTGGTTTAAAATCTGAATTAATTGGAGTAGCTGACATAAAGCAAGCTGATTTATAATCTCTATAACAGTCAAATATACCATTAATAGCATCATATCTATAACTGTATGCTTTTAATAATGAGTGATACTCATCTACTAATAATTGATATTCTGCTGGATTAAGGTACTCTTTAAGTTTAGGTAACTTATCATAGGTACAAATGATTTTCTTTACTCCATCTCTATTAAGATATTCCTTAAAACTCTTTTTAGTTTGGTAATCAAATAAACCAAATAATCCAAATATTTCTACAGATGTACCATCTTTAAAAGTAGTTACCCCTACACCGCTATCAGTACGCTTAATCTTATTTACTATAAGTTCAGTAGTAGGAACTGCTATTACATAATTAATCTCATTCTTTAAAGCTATAGTAGTACCACCACAGCCAGTAATCTTTTTATTAAAAATACAATTCTTAGGTAAATCTGATAAATGTAAAAATCCATCATTGGATTTAATGTTTAAGTACTTCATAATGTTATTAAATTATTAAGTTGAAAAAATATTAGTATCTAAAAAATAGGGCTTATCTATAGATTGTAACCAAAAAATTATTTTGTTACCTATATAAGACTAAAAAAAGTTACACTACAAAAAATGCACTTTTAAGCATTAAAAAAATGTAACCACTTTGTCTATGCGAAAAATTTAAGTTTATGACTATATAAAGTTATTGTTACAAAATTCAGCATAAAATTTTTACTACTCTTATATACATAATTTGTCAACTTTTGTAACCTTGAAAATCAAAGAAAAGGGCTACTTAAAGCCCATTTTCTCGATTCAACCTAAAAAAATAATCATTATGTTTATCTATTGTTGCAAACACTTTCTCTAATTTTTCTATAACAAATATATGATATTTTTTTAGCGTTTCCAAATGAATAAAAAATTATTTTTCTGAAT